TTCAAAGCCAGAGCTTTCCATTACATTTATAAAAGCTTCTATTTCTTCTTGTTGCGTTTGTTGAGAAGGGTTAACATCTCCAAATGGTGTTTTGCTAACTAAACTATCCCAAGCTCCTTGCCAAAAACCGGCTTTATCTTGTTTAGTGGGATCTAAATTTAATTGATATGCTTTGTTTATGGTAATGTAATCTGTAAGCGCAGTGTTAAAAGCCTTAGCAAAAGGATGGTCGCTTTTTAATTTAGTTATATTTTCTGGTATTTCACCTGTGCTTGCTATTTCTTGAATAAGATTTAAACCAGTTTCATATTTAGTATCACCTAAAAATAAATTACCTGCTGTTTGACCTCTTTGAAAAACGCTAGCGCCTTTGTCAAAGTTTTCTGGGTCTGATTCTCTATAATTGTTTAATTTTTTAGCAAGTGCTACGACTTTATAGTACTGTTTTGTTAACGCGTTATTAAGTTCTTGTACTTCTGTAGTTTCAGCTTTTTGTCTTGCGTCTTCATTTATTTTTATAATATCATCAGGAGCTTTATCAAAACTATATATTTCACCTGTAAAAGGATCATAAAGTTTTTCACCATCTACTTCTTCGTCTCTAACAAATCGTCTGCCTTTAGCTCTTACTTTAAAGTTTAAGTTGTCTTGATCAGTTTCTTTTAATTGATTAGATAACTCTTGGTTAGTTACGTTTTCAACAAATATTTGTCTAGCTTTAGGTATATCTATAGATCTTAAATTAGATTCTTCATTTGGTTTTTTTCCTGTATAACTAAAAACAACACCAGTTCTATCTGAGTTTTTATAATCTCTTTCTATTTTACTTTTACCAAATAAACCTAAAGGTTTTCCTTTTTCAAAAGTATTTTCATCTATAGTAAAGTCAAATTCATCTGTAACAATTCCCATTCCAGGAACTGTTCCAACAGCCGCTGGACCTGTGGTTTCATAATAGCTTAATTCAGGCACATCAAATTCACCACCTCTTTTTTCTTGAATATATTGTTGTAATTTTTGATGCTGTCTAAGTCTTTCAGTTGGAGTACCACCAGCAAAAATATCAGATCCTATATATTCTAAAGCTTCACGTTCTAAAGGTTGAACACCTGTAACTACAACTTCTTCAAGCTCTATAGGTTTAGCAGCGTCAATAATAGCGTCTTGCTTAGCGTTTTGTTTTCTACGTTTTTTTATTGCTTTTTCGCTATTGTCTATTTTGGGTAAATCCAAAGAAATATCTTCCGAATCTAATACCAAAATCTCGGGTGCTGGCCCGGTTACCGGTGTTGCAGTTGCACCCTTTGCCGCAGCACCGTTTGTCTTTCCCTCAGTTGGGGTTGTTTGTATTTCGTCTGTAACTTCTGTAGTTTCAAGTCCATGCTTGTTAACATACTCATCTACAGATAGCTGCTCATTGTTTGCAGCTTGAGTAACTTCGTCTAGTGTGTATTCAAATCCTTGATACTTAAACATAATTTGATTGTTTAATTAGTTGATAATCCAGGTAACATAGGTCTTTGTTCAAACGTTTCTATAGACACGCCTTCTATAGGATTATCACCTATTAATTTCATTAATTCTTTTTTCATTGCTTCGTTTTCTGGAAGCATGCTTATTAAAGCTCTAACTCTAGCTGGATCGCTAAGATCAAAAGACATGTCTGTCGTGAATATAGTTTGATCTTCTCCAGCTACTTTACTACCAGATTTATAACCTAATTCTATAACAGGAGCAACGTCACCACCGCCGGCAGGTACAGTTCCAGGTAAAACATTAACTTTTAAAATATCTTTACCGCCTACTTTCTTGTTAGTGAAATAAGATTCAGTATTTTTAAAAATATCTGTATAAACACCCGGAGCTGCGTCAGCTATTTCTTTAGCGGTTTTAGCAGCTTTTCTTTCTGCAGCTGTAGGTTCATCTGTTGTAATTTTTCTAACAGAACCTTGCTTACCTTCCGGTAATATATCGTACATGTATTGGGCTAAAGATTCTGTAAATACTTTAGAAGTTTCTGTGTCAAATGTGGTTCCTATTTGACCGTCAGCTAACTTAAGTTTAAAACCATCTGGATATAAAGGTTTACCATCTGGTCCTAGTATATTTCTACCTTGTTGTAGCTGGTGGTTCCAAAGGTTATTTGCAGCAGCAGGTCTTTTTAAATATGTTTTAGCTTTAGCGTTTATAAAGTCTCTTGTAGATCCAGCTACTTTAGCCATATCTATTTTTTGGTAATCATATTCAACATCACCGCTTTGTATTGTGTCAATAGTGTCTTGTATAAAACCATCTCCTAATACATTGTTTTTTACTACACCAGCTTGATTAAAATACTTTAAAGTTTCTTTTCTAATATCATCAATAACGCCTGCGTCAAAAGTGTATATGTCTACAGGATTAGCATCAATAAAAGGGTTTTTAATATTTCCTTCTTGAAAGTTTTTTAATATTTGATCACTAGTATATTTAGTTCTTATATTTAAATCATTGTCTAAATACCAATTTTCTTCTCCGTTTTTTGTACCGCGAAGTAGCGCTGGCATCGCAAGTTGGTAATTCATAGATCTAACTGGGTCTATACCAACTGTAGACACGCCACCAGGCGTATTAACATTAGCGTAATTATCTACAACATCATTAGTATAAGACTCAGCGGCGTTTTTTCTGGCTTCTGCTAAACTTATTAACTCATTTAATTTAGAACTATAAATACTAAAATTTTTAGTAGCATCTTCATCACCTCTTCGCATACCCATGTATGCTTCACCTTTTTTTCTTATAATATCTAAAGCTAAATTATTGAAACTTTCATTTGTAGAACCAGCTTGTTTTAAAAAATCACTGTAGTTTTCTTGAATAAACTTAGCGTTTTCATCTAAGATTTTTTGAGTTCTTTGAACTTCTAGCGATGCTGCTTTTGAAACACCTTCTATGGTTGATGCTATAGAGTTACCAATGTTTTGTATTGCGTTACCCCATATAGCGCCACTTTTAGTATCTACTACAGTTTGTGGGTTTTCATAAGCACCAGAGCGCCCGTAATTTCTTGCGAATTGTGGTAAAGCCATTTTTTATATTCGTTTAAATTCTACGTCAAGTTTAGAATAATCGACAAGATCATACCCATCGTTTCCTTTTATTACAGCTTCTTTTGGTACTTCATTAGACATAACACCTTGATATGTGTGACTACCGTGTTTTTTATCTATATATTCAAATGAATATATTTTTAAACCACTATTAGATCTACCAATTAGTTTTATATTCTTTTTTAACCTTATATCAGAGCCTGTGTATACTGGAGCCGTAGGTGTTATACCTCCACCTACAGGGACAATACCTTGAGACGTTAAAGTGTTGACAGGTGTAACTTGTGGAGTAAATCCTCCGAAATTCATTGCAGCTCCTTGAATACCGCTTCCAAGTATTTGCGTAGAACCGCTAATACCAGAAGACATTATATTAGCAGCGTTTTGCCTAGCTGCTGTTGATACTTGTTGTTGCCCAGTTATCTGCGCTTGCAACCTATTTAACTGCTCTGTTTCTCTTCTTTCTTTTTCACCATAAACAAACTCTCTACCAAGAACATCAGCTTGTTGTATACGCTGCGCTTCTGTCATCTGAGCTTGCTGCACCCGCTGCGCTTCAGACATTTGTTGTTGTTGTAAAAATTGTTCGCCTTGAGCTGCTAGTTTATCGTTTTGAGCTTCTTGTAGTTCTAACGATTGAGATACACCTCTTTTACTTTGCAAAGCAGCTTGAGCAAGAGCAGTTGCACCACCTGCACTAGCACCAGTAGCAGCTAATAAATCTAATGTATTAGCTAAAGCTATATCAGCTTCTTCCGCTTGGAATTTAGCAGCTTGAGTTGCAACGCCTAGATTTTCAAAAGGATTAGATAATATACCTGAATTATCAATAATCATATCTTCTAAAGAAACTACATCATCATACGGATTTATAATTTCTTGGCGAGCAAGTTCTAGCTCGTCCATCTCCGCTGATAAAGCGTTTGCTCTGTCTTCTGCCCTTCTCGCTTGTTTAGATTGCGCATTACTAGCGGACTTACTAGCTGCATATGCTCCACCAGCTGTGATAACCGACCCCGCTATAATAGCTCCTGCTGTTCCTATGGCCATAATTAATTAATTTTTTTAATATTTTCATAAGATGGTTCTGAATCTTCAAACCACCCGTGTTTTTTTAATGATTTTCTAATACCTTTGCTTCTTCCTATAAACAACATATATTTAAACCCCATTAATAAAGCTGCATTTTCAGCAACCTCTACTAATTCATCTATTAAATAAGATCTATCTTTTTTATAATTAGGATCTGATATAATATATTCTAACCAACACCCTTTTGAATTTGTTTGGTATATAAATCCAGCTATTACAGGTTTATTATTTTCTTCTATAATAATACCACCACTTCCGTTTTCAGGTAAAGAATCTTTAGCTGGAACTGGCCACTTGTGACCTTGCCACCAACTTGCCAACATATCCCAGTCTTCTTGTTGGATTTTTCTTGATTTTAATTCCATATAATTTAATAACTTGATTCCACGTACTCAGATGATACGGCAAATAGCTCACGGGTTTTACCACCGTTACCTACCACTTGTGTACTATCATCTGTTCTTATAGTCACAGTTGCGTAGTAACCTTTTACACCTGAAATAGTATCACCCCACGTAACTTCACCCGCTGTCTCTTGACTGTTATTTATAAGATTAGCAAAATACTTACCTTCTTTTTTGTAGAAGCCAGCGTAATATTGTATACCATTTTGTGAATAACCACCTTCGTCGTAACTTATTATAGATAGGTTTGCGTTATTAAGATCTGGTCTTATCGAGTTAGAAATGTCCGTTAACTCAAAGCTTCTAGCCGCGTTAAATTCAGAAACTTCCCAACCTGTAGATCCTTCGTAGTTTATTGTTTTAAATACTTTAGACAAGCTTACCTGTGGGTTGAATATAAAAGTTACACTAGCTTTAGAATATATACCATAAAATTTAGACCTGTTGTTATCTTGCCCAGGTTCTTGGTAGTTGTGTATATATAGTTGTCCGTCTTTTACACTGTAGTATCTAGACTTAAAACTAAACGCTTGCTCTGGTTTGTATGTAAATCTACTGGTCCAACCTCTAACAGTTTCATCATACGATAAAGTTTGATAAGTATCAGTAATGTCTTCGCCTTGCAAACTAACGGTGTACTGCTTCGTGTATATATCCCACGCGCCTACGGCTTTATCATTGATACTCAAACTAGAAAGTTCATCTCTAAAGTAATCATACATGCCGTAGTTAGATATTTCAGTGATACCATCTTGTGATAAACGTAGCACGGCATTTCTATTTTTATCTACAAAATATTTTCTATATCCATACACTGCAAAACTTTCTGGATTATTACTTATACCAAAGTTACCAGCGTAAGGAATTATCTGTCCGATAACTAGATTAGCAGATGTAACAGTTCCACCACCCTCGGCAGAGTATATAGCATCTTTATCTATAAGCGCTCTGCTAACTTTATTTTGTTGAAATATAATAAGGTTTGTATCTTCAGCATACAACTTTTGTATACTACCATTTGCTGGATCCGCAGCTTTTGTTATGTCTTCACCAACACTAAATACATTTGTGTCATTGATACCAGTTCTAGAGTTAAATATACCAGAGTATATAAGCGCGTTACCTCTTGTACTTCCATTAGGTTCGTCATCTACAAGATAGGCTCTTACACCATAATCTATGTTAGTGTTGTTATAGCCACCACGTATACGAGCTTCTTCAATAAACCAACTAGCATCTTGAGCGTCTTGAGAATATGGTCTAGTAGTTACAGGATATGCACCTGACACGCCTGTTGGTATCCCAGTACTACCGTCCCACGCTGGTGGTATAACGCCTGTTGGTGTTTGAGTATGTGTCTTCTTTAATAAAAAAGAGTTAAAGTATTTTACTTCTACTACTGCTCCCATATTTTTTCTATATTAAAACGTACAAGGTAACGCGTATGATGTTCTTTTACCAAGCGTAAAATCAGCTGTATAAGCACCATCTTTAGTAAATTCAGGATTACTAGGAACTCCAGGAACTCCTACAGTTTGCAACCTTCTGTATCTAAAACCTTCTGGATCATTGTTAATCTCTGTTGCTACATTAGTAAGCGCTTGATCTGTATATAAGGTAGTAACATATTTTGCAAAAGGTTCTGCCGCGTAATATCTAGTGCTTGTAGGTACGAAAAAACCACTACAAACATTGTTGTCAGCTATTTCATATTCGTAAACGCCTGGGACGTTACTAGCCCACTGCACGCTGGGATTATTAAAGTCACCAAATTCATACTCTGCTTGTATATCAAGGTTTACATTTTTAGTACAATCAATAGAACCAGACGTGCTACTGCTAACCGTATTACCATGGTAAGCACCCCAAGGAACACCGGCAGCAGTTCCATCATTTAATCTTGATTCTAAATTACCTATTAAGAACCTATATTCTCCACCATCATTAAAAGCAAAGACCTGAGCTCCTTCAACTTGACCATTTGTTGTTGCGTTGCTTACTAATATACCTGTTGCTCCATATGCTGTGTTACCAAGAGAATCCCATCCGTTAGAAGTAGGTGATGTCACACTGTCATATCTCCAAGTACCAGCAACGCTTGGGTAAAGGCCTTGACTAATAGCTCTGCCTTCAATATCCTCTGCGTCTGTCCAAGTATTAACTGTAGTGTTTTGCTTAAATCTTAAGTTCCACCTAACATTAAGCTCTGTTGTATCAACAACTATCCTTGTATTAACACCTCTTACTATTAAATAGAAAACATTACCTCCACTTACAAGAGTGCGTGGGAATAAATTTCTTTTTTTATTATAAAATTTACCTGTGTATGTTGGATTTGGAAAAGAAGCACAAATATCTATGTCTAAATCATTAGTAGGTCCAAACCCAGTAGGAAAACTTATACCATTTAAATTATTAAGTGATTGTCCTCCTAGATAATTTGGTAAATCAGCAAAAGCAGTTGTTAAGCTTGTCGCAGGATCAACAAACCAAATGGCTGTTCCTTCGCCGTCGGATATTGAGCCAGACGTAATAAAATCACTTGGAAAATTAGAAGTACCACCAAAGTTTACAGTGTAAAGTATATTTGTGCATAATTGATCTGGATTTCCAGCGTCACAAATTCTAAGAGTAAAATCAATAAGTCCACTAGCGTTAGGATCTGTATTTTCAACAGTGCTACCTACAATTACAAATTGACCTGGAAAATCTTGAGTTGGTATACTATAAGTTAACCCTTGTGTATATGTATTAGTATTAGGATTGTTTGTACTAGAACCGTTAGTACCAGATAATTGTGTAATTATTACGGTTTGACCTACCGTAGCATTTATTACCGTTGCTGCTGATGGTGTAGAGGTATTTGTAGGCGGTTCATTTGTAAGCGAGCCCTGCTGGGTAAGTGTACTAATACTACCAGAAACATCTACTGTAAAAGTAAATGTATATGCTTCTGCTTGTCCAGCATTAGAACCGTAATAAAAATAACTATTAGTTTGTATTTTAAATTCTCCGCTTCCAAGAGAAATAAGTGTAAAGTTACTTGTTCTGTTAAAACCTAAATCGTCTTGAACGGTCATTGTTGCCGTAGCTGTTGTTAGATCTTGACCTAGTATATCTTTAAACTTAAACACGCTTGTTATATCATCACCAGGATCGTTAGCTTCTGTATGATCATAGATAAAGTTATCTATAAGATAAGCTTCACCTGTTGACGATGCTACAGCTGTGTTAAGATCATTTATAAGTCCAGCCGTGCTAGTTTCATAAAATAAATCAAGTCTTGATACCGTTGGCGCTGTTTCTAGTATAGCTAAGTTTTCGTATTTTTTATACGTTGGAGTACCTTGGTTTTCAATATTTAATAAACCAAATTGATCTGCAACAGTATTTTGACTTGTAACAAATTCTGCTATAAAAGGGTTTGATTCAGATTTGAAAAAAGCATAATATGGGTTTGCGTCATCTGTTATAGGGGTGTTTTTAACAGCTTCAGCTACATCAAATAAATCAAATAAATCTTCTATGTTGTTTGTAGTAAATGAAAGTCTAGAATCTGTAGGTATGTATTGACTGTTACCAATGTTACTAAAAGATCTATTTGTATTTTCTACCCTACCAAAGAGTCTAACAGAACTTCTAAAAGTTTTATCTTGCGGCCCAACTTCTGATAAATCTCTAGGAACTTTGTTTATGTTATCATTTAAAAGTGTTATAAAAGATGTGTTTTGCTGAGAGTTAGATCCTGACCAATCCGGCAGTCCTTTAATAGCGCCATTAGTGTAAACGTTGTAATATTCTTGTTCTAGTTGTTTAACAACTATCTTATAACTATACCAACCCAATGGTTTATATTGTGATGAACTAGCATCACTATCATATAAACCAGGTGTTAAATTTGTTTCGTTTTTATCGCTAGATATTACTTCGTTAAATAAAACTTTTAACGAATCACCTATGAAATCAAGTGAATCATTGGTTGATCTATAAGGCAAATAAACAGTATCCGCACCAAAGTCATCTCCTGTTTGAGGAGATTGATCATTAGATAATATAACGGTTGATTGTCTACCATATCTATCAGAAAGAACAATACCTACTTGATAGTTCCTATTTTGTTTAACAGAGTGGTTTGGGTATTCAACGGTTGAAAAAGCAGAAAATATTTCATTGTCTACATCAGTTGTAGAATATTTATCAGTTACCGCCACTTGATATTTTATAAAACTAGGAGGAGTGTGTTTTGTTTGAAAATTAGAATATACAACTCTGTTAGAAATTATTTCTTGACCTAAAGCTTTTACAGGTACTTTATCGTAAACCCTTGTTATTTCATTATCAGGTAAAGTTTTGTATGGTTTTTGAGAAAGATACGAATATTCAAAAAACGAATAATCACTAGTTATACCTTGAGTTGCGTTTCTAGTTCTAATATCATCAATAGGTAGTGTTTCTACAACTTGCAAAGCTAAACCATCTGACTCTTTGTATATAATATCAACTTCTTCTATATGAAAGTTTTTTTGCAAATCACTAAGAGCGCATGGTAACGGTATTTGTAAATCTATTTTATTAACTTTATTTTCCATAAAGTCAACAACCGTACTAGAAAACGTTTGTTTTTCGTCACCTTGTAAAAAATAACCATCTTGCTTTGGTATAAAACAAGGTTGTGTAAAAGGAGCTATTAAAGAATATTCACCATCATCAAATTTAAATCTATAACTAAATCTAACAAATTTATCTTCTAAAAATTGAGGATCACCCGCAAAGGTTTGATCGTAATATGGGTTAGCGGTAGAGCCGTTAGGTAGATTAATGCTAGTAACATCATACATAGATGTTTCTAATCTATTAAATTCTAAAGCTAGATTATCAGATAGTGTTACCTCTTTGTTTAAAGTTATTGTTGTCCCATTTACATCTATTACATATGCAAAAATTTGTTCTTGAGTTGTGGTAACTAATATTCCTAAGCCATCGTCTATAGTTCCAACAACATTATCAACTTCTATAACTTTAGAGTTTACAACAGCACCGTTAACATCAGCTGTAGCTACTTGAGCTCCAGACGTATTTGTGTTATAACCACTAGTTTTAAAAACGTTTATAGCTTCATAAGGATAATATTTTGCAACTGATATATTATCTTCGTTTGTATAATAACCTTCTATAGATGTAATTGTTAACTCACCGTCACTACCATCTACGCCTACCGTATCACTTTCTTGATAACCATTTCCAGAGTCTATTATTTCAACACCTGTTATAAAACCAGGGCCACCGCCGAAAGCAAAAACTCTAACAACAAGTCCGGATCCATTACCCGTTATAGCTGTTGTAGTGTAAATACCGTTAAAGTAGTTGCTACCTTGATCAGATACGCTAACAGTAGCTACTCCACCTCCGTTAGTTATATTATTCTCAGCAACTTCATTTGCTTTACTTACGTTTATTTTTCTAGGTTGATTTCTGTTATCTGTAAAAAACAAAAAATCTTCTAAAAGATTTATACCTATTATAGGTCTATTTGTAGAAAAATTAAGAAAAGCTCCTTCTACTAATTTAGTTATAACATTAGTTCTTATGTCATAAGAGTATATAAAGTTATTAGCGTTTGGAAAATAAGTTGGAGTTGAAGTAAGATAGTCATCTGTATAATCTGTAAAAAACAAATATATAATATTATTAAACTCATCTACAAAATAACCAATACACGAAAGACCAGTTACACCTGAATCATTCTCAAAGTCAGCAACGCTGTGGTTTCCCAAAACGTTTTCTAACGCGCCAACATCATCACCTTCTGACTTGCTAACTTGTATGTTAACAGCGTCGCGATATTCACCTTGTGGCACAAGCCTAGAATCAAGGTCTTTGTTCATCTTTGATTTGATGAACGCGTTTTTAACTTCAGCCATTTAATTTTAGTGTTTAATCCATTTAGACTTACCTCTCATAACCTGAACAAGTTCGTTAAGTTTGAGATTAGACAAACGTATTTTAGCGTTTCTAAGTTTAGCACTACGTTCTTTTTTCAAACGCATTACCACATACTCCGGTTGGTTTATTTGAGATGCTATTATAGCATGCGATATATGTGCATAGATGGCTTCTTCTGCTAGCTTTGGTATCCTAGTATCTACATCAGTAGAAAGCCCATCAGAAATGTATTCTATGACTACAACTCTATCTACTAAATTAGCAGAAAAAGAAAATTTATTGTATCTTTCATCTATGGTAAAATATCCATTAGCATTAGCAAACTGTGGGTCAAGTCCAAACAGTTGACCGTAGCCGAACTCTGGATAGCCGTAATAATATTCCCAGCCTAATATAGTATCGTTAAGTAAATCTTGGTTGTTTGCGTTTTTAAGAAAGTTGTTTTTCCAGCGATAATCAGTTATAGAAGTTGTGTCAATATTGTTACCAAACTCATCTTGAATTGGTACACCTTTATTATCATCTAAAAAAACGTCTGTTGGATTTGTAGTAAGACCATCGCCTGGCATTATAACGTGCTTAACACCAGAGTTATCTATCCAATATAAGTTAACGTAGTTAACGTAATCTTGAGGCATAGGTATGCTCAAGTTGTGAGGTACAGTAACCTCTAATTTGTTTACACTTTTTAAAGTGTCATAGCTAAATTCTTGTAAACCGCGTTTAGCATGGAATACAACATCAGTTCTTTTTACACTAGGTATAAGTTTACCATCACCTACGTATGCTACTAAAAAGTTATTTACAACATCATCTAAAGATATATACGCATATGATCCGTAGTTTTTTTCTACAGCATCGCCATACGCTTTCTCCTGCTGTGTGCTTGCATAGTTGCCACCATCCAATTTTTTTAACTGTACAACTATATATAGGTTATTAACTGGGGGCGTGTTAAAAACAATAGTATTATTTTCAACGGTATAATCAGCAACAACTTCACTCCAAGAACCAGGCGTAGCACTAGCGCTAGTGTATATTTTAAAATTATTTAAAGAATAATTAACATTAGTGTTACTAGCTGCACCAAATACTAAATTAGTATTAAATGTTGTAGTAAAGCTAACAGTGCTTCCATCACCTCTAAAACCCTGAGCACCTTCGTAATATTGTCTATTGTTTTCCGTAAGTAAGCTCATGCGTTAACTTTTTTTATTTATTTCGTTCTGTTGTATTTCCGACGCTGCGGCTTGAACAATTTGAGGATCTCTAATGATGATACCGGAATATTGCAGTATTCTAAGTATAACATTAGTTTGTTCTTCTGGTAATAATTCAAAATCATATGAAGCTCCTGGGTTATAATTGTATTGTCCTAAACCACCAACGCTATATGCCCAAACAACATTAACAGGTCTTCTTATGAAGTTTGCTTGTATATCGCTTGTTATAGTTGTTGGAGCTACACTCAGTGAACCACTCTCGTAAAGATATGTTGGAAAATTTGTGCTAGGCATTGTTAACTCAGATTTTTGTATTTCGTAAAAATCATCTCGCTGTAATCTTTGCAATTCAACTGGATAAGTACCAGCAGTATAAACTACAGTGCCTAATTTGTAAAAAGAAAAATTACCCTGAGTTCCGTCCCACGGTGCTATTATTTGATAGTTATCATCGTATACAACACCAGCACCTGTTATAAGATCCGTGGTAGGAAGATTAAATCTACCACCAGAATAAGTACAATCACCAATACATTTGAATGTAGATATTTTTTCATCTATACTCATCTGCCTATTAGTGTAATCATAATCAGCTTGTTGTACTCTTAGTTGTTGATTTAAATCGTCAAAATATTGTTCGAATATATCTAATTGTACTTGTGTAGCTGTTTTATTAAACTCATCAGGCGTCATATAACCACGTTGCTCTTTGTTTAATATAAGCAACACGGTTTGATATACGTTGTTTACGTTAATCGCCATGCTGTTTTATTTTAGTCGAAATTAGTAAATACTAATCTTGATTTAGCTGTTTCTAACTTATCTGTTTTTTCTATAAGTAATCTTTGTAACACGTCTGGTCTAGTATCACCTCTATTCGCTAATATAGCGTAAACCATGCAGGAGTATAGCGCTTCTTCTGCTAGTTTAGGTATAGCAGCTGACTCATCAGTGGTAAGCGCGTTTGATAAATATTTTAAAACTAAATCTCCTTTAGCTACGTCAGTAGCGTTAAAAACTATTTGTTTGTTAGCATAATCTACATAGTACTCACCTGCTGCTGGAGCAGGGTTAGAAGTTTCTTCTAATGTTTCAGGTGGAGTATCTACTGTTATAGATATGATAGCAACCATTGACGATGGAAAATCAAGTGGGCTAGTAAATGTAGCTTCTTCTTCTATAAATTGACTTTTTAAAGTTTCATAAGCAAACTCTTGAAGACAACGTCTAGCGTGGAATACTACTTCAGTTCTTACAGCGTCTGGTATTAATTTTCCAGGACCTGTATAAGATATTAAAAAGTTGTTTATAACATCATTCAATGATATAAAAGCGTTTGATAAAGATGTATCTGCCATGTCTATTATTTTTGTCCGTCAATGTCTATTTGTTGTTCTTTGCTTGTTGCTAGCTGTAAAGCTAATTGATCTCTAGTCATTACGCCTGCGTATCCTAGTATTTTGTCTACTAGCAATGGTTGATCTGATTGGTGTAGTTCAAAATCCACAGAGTCATTAGGATTATAAATATAATTACCTAGTTCTGTATCAATAGTGAATCCCCATTTAACATCAGATGGATATTTTAAAAAGTTTAAAGTAACACCAGTTCCTGTTAAAGTATCAGGATATAAAGTTAATTTTTGATTTTCGTATTTATACACGGGATAAAACTCTGTAGGTTTTGTAAGTGGAGATTGATTTGTAGTGTATACTTCATACTCTTGTATTCTTTGAACTTCTCTATCATTATATATGACAGTACCAAGCTCTTGAACATTGTTTGGTACATCAACTACTGTTGTACCGCCGTTGAAGTTTACAACTTCGTTTCTTTTAAACAAAGATATTTTTTCGTCTAATAACGCGTATCTATCAGCATACGCTAGACTAGTTTGAGGTTGTCTTAACAATTGGTTAAGTTCGTCAAAATATTCTGTAAATATTTCTTGCTGCGACTGAGTAGCAATTTTATTAAACTCAGTAGGTGTAAGCACACCTCTTTTTTCTTGCTGCAATATTACAAGAACTGATTTGTATACCTGATTTACGTTTATAGCCATTTTTAATTATTTATTTTTGTTGGGCGTATTAGGCCCGAGTGAACGGGCCCTATACTATTGTTACATGTTATTTTAACTTTTTCTCGATAGATTTGAAAACTTCTACGCCTTCATCTGTCTTAAAGAAAGCTGCCATAGCAGAGTAAGGATTTTCATCAAATGGTACTGTCATAAGCTTTTTTCCATTTGACGCCCAAGAGAACGATCGTTGATCATCTGACAACTTAATGATTTTAGCTTCAGCAGCTTTAACCGCAAAGTTTCTTAGTTGAACATTGTCATCTTTAGCTAGCTCTATAAATAAAACTGGGTTTTGTCTAGCAAATATAAGCGCATCACGTTTTAATTCTTTTGATGACATTGTATTTACTTTACTACCAACCTCAACTCTCATTATAGCTTCTAGTTGATCTACATCCATACTTCTAGCAGCATTCAATGCGTCTATTTGAAGTTCCATCATATCAAGCTCGTCAGTTGCCTCTACAACAGAGTCGAACTCTTTATAACGTTTTCCCTTCATTGGGTGATACAAAGATAATAACTTTTGCAACGCTTGTTTTTCTTTTGGTACAACTAAAGCACCGTCTTTAAATAAAATAGTACCTAGTGTAACCTCACCTTTTTGATCGTCTACAAATGGTGAGTTTTGATTTGTAGCGTAGCGTAATTCTCTTTGTGTATTTGTTTCACTATCATACCAAAGTAGCGGAACTTTCGCGCTGTGCTTTGATGGTATTCTTAGTGTTAAGGGTTTGTACCTTCCTGTTACTAGGTACGTTCTATCTTTTATTTCCCAACCTTGTTCTAAAGCTGGAGCTTCTTTTGTTTTTGCCATGATATAATATAATAAAAATGTTAATAAGTGTAATAATTACCCCCGTCGATAAGACGAGGGTAAATACTACATAGGTAATCTTACTTAGTAAACAATACAAAGTTGTTAGCACCTTGTACACATAGACATCTTTCAGATAGGAAGTTTACTTCCATAGCATCAAGATCACTAGTGAACGCACCACCAACAGAACCAGTCAACCAAGTCTTCATACGACGATCGTCAGTTTGAGACGCTCGGTAACGTACGTGCAAGAATGGACGACGAATGTTTGAACCAAGAATTTGATCATATACAGTTGATGTACCTGCAGGAATCAATACTCCGTCAATAGCACTTGTGCCATATCCTGGAGGAATCAATCCGTCTTCGATAGCACCTCTTGTAGAAGCATCATTTAGATATTTCCAGTCAGTTTTGTAGAAGTCATAAGAACCTCTGCGGAAACCTGAGAAACCTAAATTCAACGCCATATCTTCTGAATTTTCGAAGATACCATAAGAAGTACCACCAGAGTAAGCAGCGTTTACAGCGGCTAGCATATCATCAAAACCTAGAGAAGTTTCGCGGTTCAAGAAAAGCATGTTTTCTTCAATAGCACCTTGAGTATCTAAGTTACGTAAGATATTATCAAACTCTCCTAATTGTGAAGCAGCGGCGTTAAAGCCAGACTCTACATTACCACGAGCTTGAATAGCAGCAAATAAACCTTCTGTACCTTTGTAACCAGCTCCAAAAGCAGAACCAGCGCCTAACGTGTCATCAGCTTTTTCACCTTCAACCACGCTCATTTCAAGATAATCTTCGAAACGTAGACGAGTTTCAGACTCAGCTTTTAGATACCATAGGTAACCTCCAGTTCCATCTTCAGTTGCAACTTCTACCCAACCAATCTGAGCTGTGTCAGAACCAGAAACAACATATTTGTTACGGATAATAACTGGTGAGTTAGAGAATTGAGTGAAAGAAGGATCTACACTTACATAACCATCAGCAGCAGTAGCTGAAGTGTTGTTAGGTGTAGAAGAACCTTTTGCGTACTCAGAGCCATAAACAAAGATTTTAACTCCAGTAGTAGCAAGCGCAGCTGTAGTAGTAGCATCGTAAGGAGCCACAGTAAGCGCACCGGTAGTAAGGTTAGAAGCAGTTACAACAGCCTTAAGTTCGTTACCAGCACCATCAAGTGCTACAATTGTAGCCTGTGGAGATACAACGTTTTTAACGTCTGCAGCTACAGGAATAGTAATTGTATTCACTTGATCGTTGGTACAACCATCATAAGAGATGTGTAAACGGTTTTGCTCAGACCAGATAACTTGGTCAGAAGTCATAGGCATTTCAGCTCCTACCATACGTAAGAATCCAGAAAGCGTACGGTTTCCGTAACGCTCTACTTCAGCTTCGTAAATTTCAGGTAGATACTGTTGTGCAAATGTATCAGAATCACCAGCGCCAGCACCTCCGTTAAAAGACAGGAAGTTTGTGTCTAGCAATTGTTGTTTTTGACTTGGGACGATACTCCCAAATAATGGATCTAATGCCATAATAAATTATTTTAATTTTTTAATGTTACTTTTTTGATTTTCAATTTTGAAGAATCAACTCCGCTAATTGCTTTAACTTTTAATCCATTTACAAATACTTCACCAGAAGCTGTTTGACGTGGTTCAGTCGAAATGTTTTTCGATTTAGCCATGACTTCTTTAACAGCATCAGCTTTTCCTTGTTCATAAAAGTGTTGAGCAATGGTATCAGCGTTTCTAGCAGCATACAAAGCTTTGTGGTATCCCTGCATATCACCTATTTCACCTTCTTTATTTAGAAACGTTCCAATAAAGTTAGTGATATCTGATTGTGCTTGGGCTACGTTTTTAGGGTTTTTAATACCGTATCTAAATTTTTTCTCACCAACTTTAAAATCAAAACCTTTGAAATTATCGTTTAGTAGATTATTAGTACGATCAATAAAACCTTTATGTCTACTTTGAACTGCTTTTTGCTCTTCATTGTATCGGTTGAAAAAGTCTAATGCTTTTTGTTGCTCTTGGGTTACGCCCGGTCTCAACTTGATTTGGTCGTAGTATTTACCTTTTAAGCTTTCAAGAAAGTCTTTAGCTTTTGCAGCCTCCTCTTTGAACGCAATTTTCTTTTTGCGTATGTCTTTTGGTTCGTCTATATCTTCATCATATTCAAAGTCTTCTAGTAAAAGACTTACATCTTCAGAATCTAAATGTGGTTTAGTTTGTTTATAATATTCCCTAATTAAAGTTTTATTATCAACGTTGGTATAATCTGCATTAAGCCTAACATAGTCTTCTACAGTTCCACCAGTTTCTTCCATAAAAGCAACTAGCTTATCAATATTTTCTGGTAGTTGTTTTTGCTCTACAACTGTTTGTTGCGGCTGTTCCTCAACAATTTCTTCTTCAGTGTCTTCAACTACAGTTAAAGGAGACTCTACTGTTTCTTCGGTGGTCCGTACTTCTTCAACCACTTCTTCGCTGTGGCTACTGTCTTTGGGCTCTTCGATAATAGCATCGCTATCATTTGTCTCCTGTGCTTGAACGGCATCGTCTTGTTCTTTTTTTATTTCTACTTTTGTAACTTCAGGAATTACTTCTCCTTGAGATTCAACACCTTCTTTAGGTATTTCAATTTTAGTTACTTCGTTTGATTTACCTAAATTCTTAGGCTTAGAAGGTGTTTTTATTTTAAACTCTCCTTCTTGTTTTACTTCTGTTGACATAATATAATAGTATAAAATTAAAGGATTTTATTTTTAACGAGGTTCAAACTGTTCAAGTCCAAATCCTCCTAACGAGTCAAATCCTGATGACTCAAAGTTCTTAGGTAGTTCGTCGTTTTTACGCTGTGAAATCATTTCCGATTGTTGCGTACCGATTATTCTAGCACGCTCGTCTTTACGATCTTCTATTTCTTTTTCTCTTTGCGTTTGTGCTTCAGCTTCTATTCTGGCTAACTGCATATCATATTGAAACTTCTGCTCCATTAGTTGTCTTTTTATTTGAGCTTCCATTTCCATTTTTTTAATTTCAAATTGAGACTTACCTTGCTCAAGTTGTAATTTACTTTCAGTAAGCGCTTGTTGTTTTTGAACTTCTGCTAAAGCTGCTTGTTCAGAAGACTGGGCATTTGCTTGAGCTTGAGCTTGTATATTTTCTAATTGTATAGCTCTTTCTCTTTCAGCTTTTTGCCTTTGTTTTTGTTTTAAAAGTTGGTTTGCTAATTTAGTATTATTAATCTGTCTTATATCTATAGCGTCTTCTAAACCTATTTGACCGGCTTGTATAGCTATTTGAATATTTGCTTCTAATACTTGTTTTTCTTCTTGTTCTGGTTCAAGCTCTAAAAATATACCAAACTCATGCAAATTTAATTTTTCTATTTCTTGTAAGGTATTTACGTTTGAGTTGTTTATAGAACTCATTAAAGCATTTTTCAATAGCGGAAAACTTAAAGCATCTGAAGCTTTTAAACTAATATTTTCAGATACTCTAATTGTTAAATACATTAAAGACTGAAGTATATGCTTTGTAGCTGTGTTAGACGCGGCTGCTGCTAATTTTTGTAAACCAACTAACGAGTCTTGGCTTGGTTGACTACCGTCTCTAGCTTCATTTAATCCGGTCACATCTCGTATCATCTGTAGATAATACTGATACGTCTGAACTAAAGACTGTATTTTACCCATTGCTGAAGAAGTTTGAAGTTCTTGAATAGGTACTTTCCCAGAGTTTAAATCACCATCTTGCGTTAAACTTCTACCAACAATACTACCAGTTTGGAAGTACATGTTCAAAGCTTCTTGCGGATTATAACTTGTGCCATTGCCAAGATCAACTTCAGCCAAACCGTCAACATCTACAAACACACCGTCTGGCACCATACGTGCTAACACCTGTTGTATTTTTAAATGCGTAAGTTGTATCATATCAGCGAAGCCAATACATTTACTTACAACACTTTCTATACGACCTTTATACATGCGAGGAGCAGTAATATTATAGTTCATTTGAACTTTAGTTTGATCGCTATAAGGGCGCGTCATGTTCTCGGCTAACTCCCACTTTAACATTTTTTCGTAACCAAGTATCTTTGCTCCACTATATAACACTTCAATTGCTCTATGTACTTTATTATAGTTTTCAGCGTTTTCAGGTGGATTAAAAGAATCGTCTTTTTCTAAAGCTTTTTCAAGACCTTGATCTGTTTCTTTTATTTTAAACACCTGGTTGTTGTAAGTTTTATATTCAAAAAATAAAACTTGAACTTGGTTATATTGATCGTCTTGGCCATAATAATTACGGGTGTAATTAACATCACCTGGATATTTTTCTATTTCTTCTAAGTCACTATCAGTTAAATAAGGAAAAAGTTTTTTAACTTCTTGCAAGCTCATAGACTTTAATTCACCAACATAATATATATCTTCGAAGTTTGGATCTTCAGTGTATGAGTATACTAAATTAGCTGGATCAACATAATCAACTGTGATTCCATTCGCTAGATTAAAATCAGTTTTAACGGCTGATATACCTAATACGGTTAAATCATAAGCTAATCTTTTTTTAATCTCGTCGTACTTGTTATAGCTTAAAACATTTTCAATAAGTTCTTCTTCTGCAATCTCTACAGACTGTTTATAGTCTAACTGCATATAAAGTTCTAACTCTTGCTCTGTAGCTGGTAATTCTTTTATTTGTTTATTAGAAAAGAAATTTTGACCAGTAAGTTGATTTAATGTCTCTATCTCTTGACGACTTTGCATGTCGCTTATAGCGTTAAATATAAATTCAGTTCTTTCTTTTAAAGCAAATGGATCTGTTGCAAAAGATTTTATTTCATAACCTTTATCAGTCATGCCATTTACAACAATGTCTACAAATTTAGATAACACCGCAACTGGTTTCCAGTCTAAGTTTAAATAAGATAAATCACCGTTAATAGAAAGTTCATCTTTATACTTAGCTACGGACTGTTCGCCTCTAGCGTAAAGTCTAAGTCTGTGAAAGTCTTGCCAGTTGTTTCCGAAACGACCACCGGCACCTAAGCCCTTGTCACCTCTAAACCATTCGTTTTCAATAGCTCTACCTACTTGATAACCGTAGTCATAAGTATTTTTCTCTGCGTCTGGTACTACCTGACTTGGAAAAGAACTATTAACATTAGTGTAAACCATCTATTTTATTATTTTTGAAGTATAACCTGTGTTATCATATTTTTTAAAACTTATATTCACTGGTTCTTTTTTAACCTCTGCTACCGGTGAATATTTATTTTTATTGCAAGCCATAATAGCTAAACCAGAACTTATCGTAGCATCAAACTTTGTTCTGTTGTTTATGTTAAACTTAGCCCAGTCTTCGAGCGTACGTTGAAAATACATCTGACCATACTCTGTTTCTTTTAAACCTACGTGGTCTTCAATATACGATTCTATAGCTGCAGCATGTGCTTGCTTAATATCTTCAGATGAGTTTGGTATCCCACCTATTTCTCTTTCTGCAACCGAAAGTTTATTATATACTTTGTCTGGTCTGTTAATAGAAAACTGTCTATAACCTCTTCGCTTTAAGTAATACAACAATCTTGGTTTGTTATTCTCTGCTAGTATTGGCATCCCATAAAAGTGTAATGCCATAAGCACGTCTTCGAAAAATATTTCAGCAGTTGGAGGTCTTGATATATATTCTAAAAAAAACATATTAAAAGGAGCTTCTTCCATACTAAACTTAGTAAGGCCGTGTAAAGAACCTTTAGAACCTTTTTTATCAACTGTACCTGATATATCGTAAGAGTCACATCCAAACGCACCTATATGTTCGTTGCCTGGATATTTAACTCCATTCTTTATTATTACACGATTTTGTAATCTTGCAGGCGGAATCCATGAAACTAAAAACCTACCGTTTTTATCTGGTATAAAATTAACAGTAGTATCTTTTATTCCCCCCGCCCATTGGAAATTACCTTGAGTAACCAAAGCTTTATTCCTCATATCTTCATTGTAATCTATCTGCTCGTATATTTTAGTTAGATTAAATAAAGATAATTTAGCTTCATCTCTGAACGCGTGTTTCTCTGTGCGAGGAAACTGTCTATAGTATTCATTTAAACCGTCCTGATCATTTCTAAGACCATCTACTTCGTTCTCCCAGTGTTCTATAACGCCTGTTGTGATTAAGTCCCCGTGCGGATCTTTAACGGCGTCTTTTGGTTTTTCGAATACAGGTACGCCATAAGCATCGATGAATCCTTCGTAATTCCATTCCATAGGTATGAACAAACTATATAGTCCTGAGCTAGTCTGTCCATTGCGGTTTCTTTGCGTAACGTCTGAAGCATAGTATAGTTTTTTAAAGTTTTCACCACCTTTATCAAGAGCGTTGCTCGTTGATCCCATCATACACTTACCAACTATCTTACTACCTAATCGCATTGTGGTTTTTGTAACACGCCAGTTGTTTAATATATTATCTGGCTTTTCCCATTTACCACTTTCATCGTGAACTAACAGTTTTAGTTTTTCACCGTCATAACTGTTATCACCTGTGTTTTTCCAGTCAATAGTTGTATCAAGACCTTCTATTTCCTCTGACGTAATACCTTCATCTAGTTTTTTTCTAGTTAGTTTCGATGCTGGTACCCTGTATGCTAACTCTGTTTTTGGGCGATCCATACCGTCTTGTATAGGACGGAAAAAGAAAGGGTAGTTAATCGATATTGGTACTACCTTGTCGGTAAACATTTTTTTAGCATCAGCCCCTGATTTTGATAGTATACCGAATCTTGAGTCCGAGCTAATGGTTGCTTGGTTAACTGTGTCTGCTGAAGCCATAAAGGAGAAACCAGATCGTCGGTTTTTGAGGTAGCATATACCGTAACATCTCTGGTCTGCTTTACAAGCTTCCCAGAAAATGTAGAATAATCTATTTGATTCCCTATAGTCTGCTGCCCCAACGTCAATCTTAGACCACTGCAAGAACATATAGTGAGAACCAGTGATGTAAGTAGCCAAGCCTCTATTATAGAACCAATATCCTTCTTCACGTCTTCTAAATTCTTCGTCAATATAATCGTACCACTCTTCTTTGAAACTATTAGGATAACGCTGCCAATCGAAAACACTTTTTATTTTAGATAGAGTTTTTGGGTATTCTGCTTTAACCCACATTTGCTCTTCTACTTTTTTAGAATTACTAAAAACATTTTCAGGTTCTTTTGGCAAAGCTATTTTAAGGTTTTGTATTTCAATAACCTCTCCTATAGTTCCGTCTTTACTAATGACAACAACGTCGTGTTCAACGTCGTAACCATACTCCCACTTTTTATACCTATTGTTTCTTTTTAAAACCTTAGGCTTTATGTGGTCTTCTATCGTTTTAACTAAAGACTGCTCGTACATTATCTTGATCTGCCCTCTGCAAAACCTTTAAAACTTTTTTCTTTAGTTTCTCCAGGTTTATCTTCAAGCATACTTTTTTCTTCTTCTATTCTAGCAAGTATTTCAAACGCGTCGAATATAGCAAGCTTCTTAGTGGCGGCTGCGTTTTTAAGTCTGTCTGCAGAAACATCATCTTCAGTATTGGTAATGATTTTTTCTTCAGCAACTTTAATTAACTCGTCAACTGCTTTTTGCCCAGCTCGGATTATATTCCTCCTCGTTTCCTTTGAACTCATACTTAACTAAAATATCATTTGATTGCATACAGTATAGTCTTTGTTTATCTATGATAAACTCAAACTCTCTATTTGATTTAAAACCAACTAGATCACCTTCGTTTATACCTAAAGTTTTTAAGGTTTTGTTTCCTATCTTTACTATACCTTTATTTTTTTCCTCTGGTTCTTGAGACCATTGATCAGTGTTTTTTATTGGTATGATAAAACAGTGTTCACCAACCGGCTTCCACTGATATATATTTCTGTAAAGATATATTTGATCTAATTGACAAAGATATTTATTGTCATCTAGGGTTTTACTACTATCGACTTCCTTACCCTGATGGTTGTAATATCTTCTAAATACATTATGGTGTATGATAACCTCATCACCTTCTTGTATTGGTGTTGAATAAGCAGATGGTGTTGATAACACTATAGCTCTTCTGCTTATAAGCTTAAAGTTTTCTATACTAGAATTAACTATAAGTTTATCACCGTTTAAATTAATTTCATTGTCATATCTGTTTTCTACAGGTGTGACTATAAAATCAAAAACACTTCTCATTAATATTCTAAATCATATTCAACGGATATAGCCATGTTAGAATTAAACTTCTTCCATGGCAATACCTCGTTGTTTTTCTTTATAAATATGTTATAAGAAGCATCTACATCTTCAAAAAGAATATGCGATATTTCATGACCACCATACACCTGTTGACCTATAGCGTAATGCATCGCATCGTTCTTATAATCAGAACCAATACTGATTTTTCTTATAACAGTACTCATTAGTCCTCTGATTTAACAACAGCTAGTTCACCGTTATCTTCTTTTTCGATTTCAGTATAAGTACCATCTTCTAGGTTAATATTGATAGATCCGTATTTTTCTTCTAGCTGCTTTTTAGTTTCTTCGATACCTTCATTAATACCAGCGATCTTATGTAGCAAAGAGTGTTTGTTTGCTTCTAGTTGACCGATCTGATTAACAATAGTACCTAGTTCTGATTGTTGTTCTTTAATTTGTTTAAGCTCTTCAGCTGTAATTGATTTTGACATTTAATTAAATTTAATTGATTATTAATAACTTATACTACTTATTGTTACTTGATTTTTTGTTTTTTTCCCACGTTCGCCCTACGAAATACGCGCCGTAAACGGTTATAAGTAGTGATTGAAAAATAGGTATATAAGCCTCATCTACTTGAAAACCACCAATGTTACCATCGAAAAAAGATAGCGCTGTAAAAATAACCGTCAAATAAACTAACACAAGAGGGCGAATGTTTTTTGAAAGAAAACTATCACTCTCCATATCTAGCTTCCAACGCTCTGTTACTTGATCTTGAGCGTCTTTGTCGGCTTGTTCTAAAAGCTCTTGTAGCTTTTGTTTAGCAGCTAATCGTTCTTCATCTGTAGTGGTAAGTTTGTCAATAACATTACCTACATCTTTAATTAGGTTACCAGATAAAAGGCTTAAAAGTTTTTTCATTATTTACGAGGCATACGATATTGTATATCTTCAGGATTTCCAGATTCTTGCCAATCTCTAAGATCAATTTTGTTGTCTGCGCCTTTTTTTCCTAAACTAGTTTCATCATGTTTCCAATTTCTTCTTCTATATTCTTCATATCTAGCTCTAGATCCAAGAGGTAGATCTTTCATTTTTTTATCTTCATTGTGCACGGCTGAACCTCCGCTCATACCAGTGAATTTATATGGAGACATTTCCATAGCTGACGCTTTGTCATCAACAGCATTATATCCATCTGGACCTTCTAAATTTTCTCTTTCTTGTTTAACAGATTCCATGTGAGCTACAGAACCTTCCATCATTAGTCCAGTTTGTTTCCCTTTATCATCATACATTTTAATACAAGATGATTTTTCCATTGGTGATTTATCGTAAGGCATTTTGTTTTGTTTTAATTTATTTTGTTTTGTTATAAGCTTCTTTTTCCCAAGGTAAGTTTTTAGCTCCTTCTTTAATACTTGAGCGAGGTATTACCTTACCTTTCCAGTATACATTTTTATTATCGTAATCAAGATCACCTCTACGCATTTGATCTATGTGTATCATTTCGTGATCAATTACTTCTTGTATTCTATCGCAAGGTACATCTTTATTTATAATAATAGTACCGTTGTTGTTAGCTTTACCTAGCACACCATCTTCCATTGTTACATGGTATATAGGTGTGTTATCTAAGCTATATGGAGGTTTAATTTTAAAAGCCATATTAGTTATTATAAGGTACTTTATCGTTAAACCACGCTTGTCTAGCAGAGCAACCACAAGGAATATTCAAACCTTCTGAAACTTTATCTACAATAGTTTTTATACCAGTAGCTTTAGTAAATTTCGCTATGTCGTCTCCTAGTCCTTTTGATTTCATTACCACTTAACTTTATCAGCCCAGTAAGCTGCAGACATTTTTCCTTTCTTAATATTTTTAGCGTGTCGCGCTTTGAAACTAGCGCGTTTCTTTTTCATACGCTCAGACTCACCTGCTTTAGGTTTACCTGCTGTTTTAGCACCTTGTTCACCGAATCTAATAATTTTTTCTTTACCAGACTCACAAGCTTTTACTATATGAGATTTTTTGGGGTGGCTCGGAGTTCTCCGGGGTTTATTACACTTAAGTGTTTTTTTATCTACCTTTGCCATATTAAATTACTCTATAAGTTGTTTTGCCATCTATACGCTCAGCCCGTAAACACCTGTTTCTATTTTGATCTTCAGAAACCCAGCTGATATGCACCCAGTCAGGGTTTTCATCTGTACCAAACTCCCAGATCATTTGATCAAAGTTTAAGTTTTCTTTTATCCAATTAAACATTTCAGCGTTTGTAGCGTGACCATAAGTGTCGTCAATATCAATTGCTCTACCTTGGCAATGTTGTGATCTAGAACTTCCGCCTATAGCTTTATTAAGCTCTATAGATCTAAAAAATGAATTTACTTTTATAGGATCATTAACCCACTTACGCAACGGTTCAAATATATTTTCAGCAACACCAATCATATTACTAAGCTCGTATTCGTTGGGTTTATTTTCTAAACCAAGACGTATAGCTGTAAGACTTCTTGTAGCCTCTTTATAACTTATGTGCTTACTTATATTTTCCATTTAATTTTATTCATTCATACAAGCCTCTAGTTCTTTAACCTTAAGCTTTAGTTGATCAACATCAGTAACAACTTTTTCTTGATACTTCTCTAAATATATTAGACGCATGTTTTGTTCAGCGTCATCTGGTAATGCTCCTAGTTCTCCACGCGGCCATTTAATTCTAAACTCAGAGTTCATCTCAAGCTCAGACTCCATACGCATAAGATCTATATGCATTTGTTGTATCTCAGCTATCAGTGTAAAATAAACTCCTGCTATTGAAAGCAAACCAGCGCAGATAGCAATTATTGTTTTTACATTGACGTTGAATTTAGTGTTTTCACTAAGTTCTGCCATTGTTTATTTTTTTTTAAGATCTATCCATTTAGTAACGGTATAGCCTATAGTAACTATTAACAATAATATTTTTAAACCCATTTCAAGCTCTGTAAATGTTGTTACTCCTAGTGTAGTACCGTTTATAGCGTAAATTTTTAAATCTTGTAAAGACGACATCATCTTATCCTTTTGCTCTCGATGTAATAGGACCTTGTAGGTCGTAAGACTTGCAAGGGTATTTTTTAATTTGCATGCCTTTAATACCTGAGCTGCTACCTTTACCCATTGGAAAACCGCTAGTATCTAGTGGTCCGTCCCAAATATGAGATTCTCCGATCTGCCCTTCTAATACTGGCTTTTTAATGATCTTATCTATTGCGTGTTCCATAGTTTTTATTTTACATTGTAAGTTTTTCCATCAACTTCAAAAGTAGAAGCGCCTGATTTTTCCGCGTCAATTTTTGCTTTAATAAAAGCATTACCCTGAAGAGGTGACATACCTAAAGGTGTTTTAACAGAAGCTTGTCTTTGCAATGCAGAACCGTAAATCGTTTCAGCCATACCTCTAGTTTTATCACCAAACAAATCTTTAGCTCCACCAATTTCATTACTAGCCATTGGAGGTTGAAAAGTTTGAGAAGCATCTATACCCACACTTGATAATTCAGGATCTACCATACCCATAGGTGATGCTGGTTCTATTTTAAATGTTTTACCAGCAAAAGGATTCGTTGGGTCCATAGCTCCACCGCTCATTGTTGCTCCTGCACCCATCACTCCACTAGCAGCCCCAGCAGCTTGCGCGGCTTGCGCAGCTTGAGTTGGATCCGCAACTGGATTTTGAGCTAATACTTGCCGTCCTAATTTACCAAACATTCCAGGCATTTGGGCTAATCTTTCGTATTTAGCTCTATCAAAATTACCGCTAGCAGCAGCTTTTCTTCCAATCGCAGCCCCTATACGAGCTACACCTCCCATGAACGTAGCCGGCGAACCAGAATCTTGATCATGCCTAGCATTTTCTAAGTAGTGAAGTCTCGCAGACGGTTTTAAATTTTTATCGTACGCTTTTTTATAATCGTACTTCATTCCTTTTTTAGACATAATTATCTTTCTTTATCTTTGTTAACGTTTTTAATAGCAAACGAGTAAACTTTATCGCTGTAGCTTTTGCCTTTCATTATACTATTTCTTCTAGTGCTAGTAGGTATATCTTCTTCACCTAGCATTATTTTATATACTCTTGATATTAATTGTTTACCTTTAAACGAAACTTTATATATATTATACTTCTGTGTAGTTCTATTATTTCTTCGCCAAAGCGTAATCCAATCATTTTGTAAAAGCTTGTTCCATCTGCGGTTATCCCAACTAAAAGAATATGTACCGTCTTGAAAATCTTTTCTAGTAAACATATCCATGCAGTCTAAATAAATTAAAAGTTCTAGCTCTGCATCGTTTAAACCATTGTTTTTACAAGCCCACTTACGTATTATACGATAGTGTTTAAGAAGATTTAAATCCCTAATGTCACTAGCATCTATTCTCATAGTACAACTACAACATCAATATCTCGTATAACGTAAAAAACTTCTTTATCTACTTCAAGGCGATGGCTAGCGTTTTTATCATAGAATATTGTTTGACCTTCTTCTATACCTTTAACATCATTACCGCAATGAAGTACAGTTGCTTCTTTATAACGAATATCAACTCTTTGTTTGCCGGTTAACATAAGACCACCATCTGTTTTTTTAATGGTATCTTCTTTTTTCTTTTTTATTACTATATTTCTACCTATTGCTTTCATCTCCTACTCTTAAGTTATTGATTACACAATCTGTAGAAAGTATAGTGGTAGCC